GTCACGTTGTAAGTTGGTATGATTTAGGTAACCCTAGATCATGGGCTATTTACTTATCAGTTGCAATTGAGATATTTGCAGTAGCTTCAGTATCCGCCGCCTCAATTAAAATGAGTAGGGGATCAATATGGTTCTTATTCGGGTTAGTTACAGCAATTCAAGTAATTGGTAACATATTCTATGAGTTTAAAGATATTAATCCCGTAGGCGAAGGCTTTGTATCCTGGGTGCAGCTTATTGAACCGATATTCATGGATTGGGATGTATTAGATCATAGGAGATTTCTAGCAACTATTCAAGGAGGAACTTTACCTCTTATGTCATTAACTGCACTTCACTTCTATATTAAATTTAACGATTCAAGGAATGATATTCCAGAAGATGAGGATCCAATAGTTAAAACAATTGAAAAAGAATTCGATGAAGAACATGCATTAGATCAAGTAATGAACAATATGGTAAATGACTTAGAAGATATCGAAATTCAAGAAATAGTGGACAAGGAAGTATCCAATGATATTGAATCAGAAGCAATAAAGGAATTTATTGAAGAATATAAAGAGGAGCAAAAAGTATCTCCTAATAAAAATACACCGAGCGGATTAACCGCAAGCGGAACTGGACTTCCAGTAGGCAAAATTAGACCCAATAAAGGAAATGAGGCAACCCTTAGCTTAATTAAAAAAGGAATAAATCCTAACACGGGTCAAATGTATAAAAATAACACCAACGATAATGGCGATAGCAAAACTTAATGAAATATGCGACGATTCATCTTCATCACAGGACATATTACAATTATTCGACGATAAGTGCTTTAAAGTAATATCTGGAGTAGATACCGGAGCCGAATTCTGCTTAGGCGATTTTGCGTTTCCTGTTGACGGAGAACAATGTATTTCATTATCTGCTGAGATGGCAGGCGGAGAAATTACACTATTCGATAATGAAATATTAACGATAGGATCTCCCGTTACTGATCTTATTCAGAATAAAATATATGTGAGAGGAATTCTCCTTAAAGTTACATATCCAGTAAACGATGATAACGGAGAAGAGATTGATATAGTTGACAAATCAGTCGAGCTTTGGATAGAAGATGCTGAAACATTGACGTATAAAAAATACAATTTGTATAATTTATTTGCGATGTTTACTAATCCTAAATCAAATGACCCAACTGATCTAATAAATAGAATAAAGATAGTTAACCCAAACTCATTGTTTAATGTTAAAGTTTCGGGATTAATTATCCATGGAAAAGTAAAATAATTTTTAACAAACATGCATAACAGTAGCGCAACAGAAATCATAGCATTACACAACGCAGATTCTGCAAGTCCAGAATTATCGTATAAACCTGTTTATATTGTAACCGATAAGAGAGTGAAAGATCCTACTCTTACTACAATGAAGTATCTTCAAGTAGGTGGACCTTTAGAAAGTGATAGAATTGGTAATACGGTAGGAGCAATCTATAAAATAGAATTTGCAGATCTTAGTAACCTAAGTGCAACTCACATTAAAGTATGGGCGATACATAACACTGACGCATCAGCTGTAGTATATCCAGTATCATATCTAGATGGAGTAACATTAGATCTTATTCTTTGGAAATTTGAATTTGCTAGTGATTTAGCAGGAACTCCGGTAGCAGCTGGAGGAACTTATTCAATAATGGGACATAGAACTAATCAACAGCCATTAGGAATCGGATAAAATGAGTAAAGTTAACGAAAATAACGGAAGCGCAATGGGTGCGTTTCAACATCGTGATACTCTAAGGGGACTTCCGTGGGGAGGAGCTAAGGGTGATTTCAACTTTGTTATGGGTAGAAGTCAATTCACTCCGGGTATTTCTATTAAATTACTTCCACTAAGCGATATGTCACATAAAGGCGGAGACGCCGGCATTAGTGAATTTGACTACAATGTAAATATCATAAAGCAATACTATAAACCTGGAGATAGAGTTCGTGGAATTCTAGTTAATTCTCAACTTAATAAAGATAATGGTAGAACTGTTATTGGAAAACTTACTAAAGTTGAAATTAATAGAAGAGATCATACTATAAAAATCTATATCCATAATCCAGAAACGCTAGAAGAGCAAGAAATATACGTTGATACAATGGAACGTATATTTGAATCTAAATACCGAGCAATGAACTTCTCTGAGTTCTTGGGATCATAATCAATAAATAATATTAATAGAATGCCTCAGTTTTAAAACTAGAGGCATCATTCTTTATATAAGATATAAAATAACGTTTATTTATGAGCGATGAATCACAAGAAGAAGATCAAATAACTAAACTGGATGCAATGGACGCAGAACATGGTGTCAACATAAGCAGTGAAGTTGTTGTAGAAAAGGAGGAACCTATTAAGAGCTTAGGAAAAGCTAGGAGCTATGAGCAGGTAAATATGTCTGCTGCTGAGGAATCGCCTTGGAAATTACTTAATTTAGATGTACTTCCATCAAATGGAATGTTTTATCCTGAAGGAGTCGAATTATTAATTAGATCAGCTAAGACTAAGGAAATTAGACATTGGTCTACCATGGATGAACATGATCCAATTGATGTTAGAGAAAAAATCAACTTCGTTTTAAATGCATGCACTAAATTTAAAGTAAGAGGAAATCCGGCACCTTTAAATTTCAATGATTATTCTGAGGTTGATAAGTATCATATTCTATTTAGAATATATGAACTTACTTTTCCAAATCAGGAGAATAAATTAATGGCAAACCTTAGATGTGATAACTCTAAATGTAAGCATGTTAATAGAATTAAAGTAACAAGTCAGAATTTATTAGGATTTGATATACCTGACGAATTACAGAAGTACTATCATCCTGATGAAAAGTGTTTCGTTATTAATTCTGAGAAATTAGGAGAAACTCTTAAATTATATCTACCATCTTCAGGTATTACAAATAAATTTAGACAGAAAAAGAAAGCTGAGCTAAATAGTGGATCTGACGTTGATAAATCATTCTACGATACATACCCGTATCTAGTTACAGATTGGAGAGGAATCAGAAATGAATCATTTGCACATTTTAAAATGGAATCAATGGGATGGGGAGATAGAAAATTCGCAATTCTGTATAAAATAACAGAAGCGCTAAAGGCCGCATCCGTAAACCGTGCAACTGGAGTATGTGAAAAATGTAAGACAAGACTGGAGAGCTCAATTTTTTTGGGAGGAAGCTTCACTGTCAAAGATATTTTCATTATTTCAGCTGGACTTGATGAACTTATTTGAGCTTAATGCTCGATTAGCGGTGAAGCTTAACCAAAGCTTCGACACACTTTACGAATTAGAATACCTAGAATACTCATTACTGCTTAATATTATTAATAAGGATATTGAAGAGGCGAACAATGGAATGACAGATATTGATCAGATACCGGATACCACTACTAGCCCGTCTGTAAATCTACCTTCTCACTTAAAAATCTAATAAATAATAAAAAGATTCAGTTACGTGAGTGAAATATTAAGTGCATACGATTCAAAGTTTAATGAGAAAGCAGATAAGTATATTGCTAGGGCCCAGGACCATCTTATTAAAAAGCAAGCTGAGCTTGCCGAGTGGGAAGAACTATATCCGTTCCTATTGGCTGAATTCACAATGCTTTCAGAAGAGAAAAACTTTACTGCTGTGTTTCCTGCAGGAGGTGGAGCAGTTGGAGTAACATCGTTAAACCAAAAAGATAGTCCTGAATATCAGGACTTAATAGGATTCGATGATGACCTTGATAAAAAATTAAAACGGCTAATAAGGTTAAGTGACTCAATTGAAGATGTAGCGAGTGCAGAAAATAGCGTCGCTAGTGAAAAGGATAAAAAAACAAAGGGTTCTGAATATCTTCTTAATAGAATTAGGGGATTGTTTACAGGTGAAAATGATAAAAACTGGAAACAATTTCTAAAATTTCCAACTGAGCTTCAAGGTATACTTGGTTCGAGTGGTATGAACCGTGATGATATTTACAATGAAGCTCCACGTCAAGTAGTTAATTCTTCTGAATTCATAGCAGCATTAACTGAAGCTGGACCAAATGGGAAAGTTGAAGAGGAAACTGCTCCAATCAACGATACGGAAACTGCTCCAATTAACGAGGAAGCAGCTCCAATTAATGAAGTAGAAGAAACAGAATCACAAGACGGATCTGAAGATGGACCAATAAATGAAGGAGACGGCACAGTAGGCATTGAAACTGAAACATCTAGCGTTGAATCGGCCACTCCTGCACTTGAAAAAGAAGAAACTCCTAAATCTGACGGCACAGTAGTTCCAGCAGATGTAAGTGAACAATCTGATAATTTTACTGAAGTAGTTCCGCCAGCTCCAATTAATGAACCTGCAGATAAATCTACTTTTGATACTAATAGCGACGGTGTTATTAATATAAATGAATATACAGATGTAGCAAAACAAGGAGATGTATTTAATGATATTGTAGAGAATTCAATAAATGAAGTAAGTAATATTACAAATCAAAATGAGGTTGCACAGGAAAAATTAGATACTACCGAAGCTGAATATACCGCAGGTACTATCAATGATGAAAGTGGAGAGGTTATTAATGAAGAACCTACATCTACTGACCTCGCTCAAAATATAGAAGGAGATATTACCGTAATAAATGAAACAGTTGAATCTTCTAATTCTGTAATTAATGAAACAGTTGAATCTTCTAATTCTGTAATTAATGAAATAGGAGATAGAGATGACCTCGCTGGACCTAATGTTGCGACTAGTGATGACATTCCTCCTGTTACTGGAATAAATGACACACCTCAAGATAAAAATGTAAATATCGCAAATAATATAGCAGGAAGCTCATTTACACAAGACGATATAAGTGCAACTTTGGATTTTTTAAGAAAGGGGAACGCGAAACCAACTTCAATCAGTGAAGAAGATAATAGTGTAATAAATGAAATTGACGAAAGTTCAGAATCTAGTATTAACAATGTGGATGGATCTGTAGTAAATGAAAGTGATAATAGTGTAATAAATGAAATTGACGAAAGTTCAGAATCAATTAAATCATCGCTAAACGTAGATAAATCACCTAAGTTTCTAGAAGGAGCAAAAAATAAGATTAAGGATAAAATAGGAAATGCAATTGAGGTTACAAAATCTAAATTAGGAATAGATAAAAAAATAGCTCCTATTAATACCCCAGATTCACCTGAAGAAGATGATGTTAAATTAACAGAAGTTGAACCTATTAAAGCGGATACCCCTGTGGAATCTAAACCTGAAGCACCGTCTTCGGTATCTAATACTGATACATCAAACACGTCAACTCAGGTATCGCCAACTAATATAGACATGTCGGAAGTAGTTGCTAGACTTAGAAAGATAGAAAATGCGTTAGCTGGTCCACTCGATGTTAAAATTATAGATTAATATGAATATTACAACAGAAGATAAGAATAAATTAAAGAGTATAACAGAATCATACGGAGAGGTATATGATAAAATAAATTTTCTTGAAGTTGAAATGGAAAATATAATAAACAAGAAAAACCAAGTAAGTGATGAACTTAAATATTTAAGAGAATCTGAGATATCCCTAATAAATAAAATAGAGAGCGAGACAGGTGAAAAGTTAACCCACGCCCTTCTAAAGAAAATAATAAACTCATAATTGTTAGAAAAACTAAAGCAGATCAATCTAAACACAATCCTAATGATTGTGATCATAGTAGTTGTCATTCTATTATTACGACAATGTAATAGTACATCTAACTTAGGTAGCGAAGTTGCGATTATTAACATGAATCAGGCTGCATTATTAGACAGTGTAACTACATATGAGAAGAAGAACGGATCTCTAGTTCACGAGAAGAGCGCCTTGATTGCATCTAAGAAGGAATTAAAGGATATTAATAAAGAACTATATGATGAAGTAAAGTACCTTAAGGACAACCCTAAAATTGTTTATTTAATTAAGACTAGAATAGTACACGATACAATTGAGGTTGAAACATTTGTTACTAAAATAGATTCTAATACTTTTAAATTAGATTGGGAATATGATTCAACGTTCAGTGTAGGTAATTATCAGAAAATGGCAGGGACCACCGTGTTTGATTTTGATAATGGAACTGTATCTAACGCACTCACAAGTATCAATACAAATACATTTGGGTTAAAGTTAACAACTGGACTTAAGGAAGGTAAAGATAATTACGAAATATTCATAACATCGGATTATCCAGGATTTATCGCAACTGATATACAAGGAGCAATTATAGATAAGAAAATGGTTCAATCAAATGAAAGTGCAGTTGTAATAGGCCCATCAATAGGATATGGTATTGTGTTTGGAGGAGGAACTGTAAGTTATGGAGTTACCGTAGGATTCAATGTAACTTATAATTTAAATAAGCCTATCAAAAAATTATTCAGCCCTTTCGGGTTATAAAAAGTATAAAACATAATGACACAAAGTAGATTTATAAGTTTAACTCAATATTGTTTAGTTGAATATATGTTCGAACCATTAGGTTCAAGCAATTTCCTAAGTGAAGATGTGGTTTTACTATCAAATACAACCGCAGAAACTGCTCAAATATTTAACACAGACAGTTCATACTCGTCTACTAAAAACATTAAGGATCTAACAGTAGTCCCTATTGGAAATAATAAGGTAGCGTATATTGATTCTGAAAAGATTCCAAATTATATTGATTTTGATGATGCAATAACCGAGACTCCTATTAACGGATATAATGTAGTATATGATCAAGTAAGATTTCACTTTATTGCGGGATTTGATTTTGAAGGATTTGAAGCAATACTTTTGAGTATTAGACAAAAACAAAACAACGGTGAGAATTTCTTATTCGCAAACATACTACTTGCTCCTGAAACTATTGCCGAGCTAATTACATTTAATTCTAAACCTTTATTCTTATCCGATTCACTATATGATAGATACGTAGATATCAAGGTTCCATCAATTAAGAATATTAATGAAGAGTATAATACTGCATTAAATCAATCTACGACGTTTGCTGCCAACATTACTCCGAACGGAACTGGAGGATCTACTGGATTTATAACCAACTCTCCTATATATATTAATTTATCTGAATGTGCCACGCGAGAAAAACTATCAACTAATGTTAACGTTAAATACGATGTATTTACTATTTCAGATAATCATGAAGCTTCAGTATCTCAAACTAACGAATTTGATACAGTTGGCACGTATATCAACGAAGCAACAGATGGAGATTTTATAGAATATTACTTAACATATAACGCAGGATTTCCTGAAGAATTAATATCAATACTTAATAAACGAAATCCAAGCAATGATTGGATAATTATCCACCAACTTAGTATATTTGAACAAATCGGAAGCTCATTCGTTAATACAACTAGGCAAATTATATTTCAAGAAGATAACTGGGATGAACCGTTAGTATTTAGACCAATTCTTAAGAATGCAGGTACCGCCGTTAGTATGTCGATTGATCTTTTAAGCCGACTAACTAATAGACTAAACGGAGAACAAATAATTAGAGAAGCATCGTTCAACTTGTTATCTCCAAAGAAATACGGAAAAAAATTAACAACTATTCCACTGTCAGATGAGCCTCAATCTCAAGTGGTATACAATAAGATAATTAAAAAGAACTTCGAAGCAACTAATTTATTCATTGAGCCTACCTTTGCTCCAGGGTTTGAAGGAGAAGTAGAATCTAAAAAAACTACAGTTAGTTCAGTTGAATACGTTCCTGTATTCTTCAGTAATAATAATATATCAATTTCAAATGGAAGTGGAAGTGTTAAACTTAAGGATCAAGCAGATGAAGTAATATTTGGACCCGGAGATCTTAGATTCATAATGTCGCCATTTGATAATGCGATAAAACTTAAAATGTTTAACATCGTAGGTAAGAAAGCAATACCGCTAGATCTTAACCTAAATAAAGCTAAATTTAGATTAGTATTTGAATTAGACGGAGGCAAAGTAAAGGTAGATAGTTCAAATAGTGATAAGCTTGAAAACTATTCAACAGGAGAGTTGTTATTCAACGTTAATAAGAATGATAGTGAAAATATAATGTCGTCATCAAATAGAACAGTATACATAACTTCAGTTTCTCAATTAGGAGATGAAACGTTAATGTACACTGGAGAATGGAGAAAGCCTGCACAACAGGCAGATGTTGATGCGGCAGTTGAAGCAGCTACGATTGAAGGTGATGAAAGAGAAAATAGAGATGCTGCAATCTCTGCCCTCGAAGCTAAAATTGCTAAATTATCATTAGATGCTGACAAAAAGAAATTCAATTTATCTAGAAATTCTGTAATTAAGAAGAAGGCCTCGCCTTCTGTTGTAAATAGAATTGGAATGCCTAGTCCTAAGAAAATTAAAACTAGCGTATCGAATGCAGGTAAGAAATCTAAGAATCCGACGGTCTTCTCTAATTTAGCTAAAAAGATAAAAAGGAACTGATAAATAATAAAAAATAATTTGCACTGAAATGAAGGATTTCGTAAACGGCGTATTACTTGAATTAAAGAATGATTCTAAACTAAACGAGAACACTCTAATAAAGTTAGTTATCGAATCGACAACTAAATCGATTATAAGTAATGAAAGCTATGATAACATATATGTTCAACTAAAAGAATCTCTTAATGGGGTCAATGAACACTTAAACAATAATAAAATTAAAAATATGCTTTCTCAATTTTCGAAGAAAGATAGAACGGTAGACTCAGTTCTTTACGAAATGAGTAAAGTAGGAGATTTAACTAGCAAGTTAGGGCTTATTAGAGAATCAAATGCTTATTCAAATCCAATTATTAAATCTCAAGTAGATACGTTCGCTTCACAGATTTCTAATGGCACCTCTGAATTTCAATTATATCCTTCTTTTATAAATGAATTTAGTAAGCACGTTCATGAGAGCTCAGTTAAAACTGTAGTTGATCAAATAAATTCAATATTAGAGAATAAAGCTTCTGACTTTGAGGTTTTGAACACTATCCAACTTATGGAAAATGTTAAATCTCCAATATATGATGATATCGCTAATTCGTTAAAGAAATCACTTGCTGAAAACAAATACAGCTCTGATATTATTAACTTAAGACACGGTGAATCTCAATTACCACTAGTTGCTAATCTAGTAAACAACCTAAAAATTACAGAATCTAAAAAGGATTCAGGATTTACATTAGGAGGCGGAAACGTTGATACTAGAATTACTAATTTAATTGCACCATCTCAAAAACTTAAAAATGGAATATTAACCTATGCAGATAATAGATTCATTAAGATTTCAGAATCTACTAAACTTAGTGGTAATGAAAGTGAAGTTCATATTAACGAAGGATTTACAATCGCTACTATGGATCCTGATTTCGTTGCCAGTAAATTTCCAAAGTTATTTCAACTAGCAGAATCTTTTGCTTCACTTGGATTTAAACAGGCTGCAAATAGAGAAGGAGTAGAAAGTAACGCGATTAGAAACTTTAAAATTGGATTAAACACTAACGAGTCTAACGGACTTGATATTTACCTAAATGACGTTAAGATTGATGGATTAGATTCTATTAATTTAACTGAAGCTTTAGCAATGGAAACTCCAGCTGTTAGGACAAGAGTAGAATATGTTTTTGAAAATATTAATAAAATTTACGCATTTGAATTTATTAAGAATATATCAAATGACCGACTTATTTCCGAAGCAACAGTTTTGGAATTAAATGGAGATTACATTATATGCGATAAACCTAACTCAGCACAAAGAACATGGGGTAAGGTTGATGAACATCAAATGTTTGATTTTTTCAACGATAAATTTCAGTATGATATTAGTTCAGTATTTGCAACTAAGATTGATGAGTCTATCGAGAAAAAGAGAAAAATGGAAGCAGCTAAATCTGCAATATTAGAGAATGTTGCTAAATTAGAAGGTTCTATTGCTAAACTTGACGAGACTATCGGTTCTGGATCAGTTGATGCATCTGATATAGCTTCATTAGAGAAATTAAAAACTTCTATTGAAGAATCAGTTTCTACACTAAAAGAAGAATATATCACAATTGATTTAGCTAAAGGAGAAATCGCTCCTACTGTTAATGAAAAGAAAAAAATGAATGATGGACTTAAGGCTTATTTGGCTAAGAAAGGAGCTAAGGCCGGATCTAATCCAAAGGATAAGAAAGTAGTTGCAGACAAAGCTGAGAAAGACGCAATCGGAACTACTTCAACTCAGAAAACAGTTGCAGACAAAGCTGAGAAAGACGCAATCGGAACTACTTCAACTCAGAAAACAGTAGAAGATAAGGAATCTGGTAAATTAGACGAAGGAGTTACTGCCGAATCTAATCTAGCTTCTCAGTATCTTAGATCATAATTCTTTTACACATAATTAATTTAAAAGCGAACTTTTTAGTTCGCTTTTTTATTTTCCAATAAAACGTAGTATATTAACTTAGTATAAAATATAACTATGGATAAATCAATTTTAAAACTAGCAGATGATATCGTAAATAATCGATCTGAAGAAGCAGAGAGAAATTACGGACCATTCTCAGAGGGTATGGATAGAGCAGCAATGATATTCCAAGGAATGACAGGTCATAAAGTAGATGGCGCTGATATGTTCAAAGCATTAATTTCACTTAAATTCTCAAGAGAATCTTACAATCATAAACAAGATAACTTATTAGACGCATTAGCATATATCCAAGGATTGGAGAATTATATAAATGAAAAAGATAAGAAGTAATTAGTATAATATTATTATGAAGAAAATAGCGTTAACATCAGTATTTGCAAATCTTACGTATAACGATAAGAACCATAGAGGACTAGAAGCAATGTTCATCAAGAAAATGATGGAAGAAAAAGGAGCTCAAGTTGATTGTGTAGGTTATAAGAATAGAAACATGAAGGATCTTGATTTCTATCATAACTATACAGACAATGATTTCTCAGAATACGGAGCAGTTATCGTTCAATTATCTACGCCTAATTTCTTCGGAGGAGTTATGGGAGAACATTGTGAAACTATTTGTAATAACCTTGCAAAGTTTAAAGGAAAGATTTATTTCCTTATTAATGATCCACGAATTCCACCAATGAATTACGCAAAGACTATATCTGAACGATTTGATATATGTAATGAATCTGTTGAACTTTGGGATAATATTATTGAGAATGCGACGTACTTATTTGCTGGAAAGAATATAGAGCAATTTCTAGGATACGAACCTAAAAACCATCAACAGGTAGATTGGTTCACTTATATCTTTAAGGAACGATTTACTAACTCGGAACAATTTGACATATTTGCACCTGCCGACGAAACACTTGAAAAAGAATTCGATCTCGTATATTTTGGAGATAAAAGAGGATCCTTTAGAGAAAATCAATTAAGAAAGTATTTCCCATCAGATACAAACAATCTAAAAATTGGATATAAGTCTGATAAGGTACCAGGAGAATTCATGAAGAAGTTAAAGCACGAAGACCTAATGGCGCAATTGGATAAAGTAAAAGTCTCATTTATTACCGGAGACGAAGAACACCTAGACAACGTAACAACATACAGGTTCTATGAAACCCTTGCGTCTAATTGTCTTGCTGCTATTCAGATAGAATATGATCCCGAGAAGAAGTTAATTAAGGATCCAGTTCTTAAGGATTTATTATACGTATCAAATCAAAACGATGTTAAACGTTTAATTGAAGCATACTCTCCTGACTTAATTAATAGACAGAGAAGGGAATTGCAACGAATTTTTAATCTTGAGTTGGTGTAAAAATATTAAAAAAATGTTTAAATTTAATAGAATACAGTTTTTAGAGCAAATTGCTTTTTTTATATTAGGAGCTATAGTTGCATTATTGGTAAGTTTTGCCGATCAGCCTGTAATGATGGAGTACAATAATGGATTGGGTTTTGTCTGCAATGGTGTTAATCCATTAAGCAGTAAAATAGTTACAGAAAAAACATCAAATATTGAATTTAATAATAACTTTACATTAACCAAAAAAGATGAACATGATGAAATGCCTTTTTAATCCGATTCCCGGAATAATATTCAGCACTAACAAAGGAAATTACAAAATAATCAATAGGTGGTTGCCTGATGATACATTAGATTTTACAAATATTGAAACAGGCGAGGGTAAATCTTGCTCTGTTGAGTATTTCAATGAGATGCAAGAGATAGGAAATATTGAGATTGTTGAATTATAACATGATAAAGCTAAAATTATGTTTATGAGTGAAACGAATAAATTAAATTTAGGTAGTGTTATGATTTCGTCTTGTGTTTGCTTACCAAGACCATTTTCTGAATCAGAAAAAATTAAAAACAAGTGTGAAACTTGTAAAAAACCTATAAAGATAAAGAATGAATCATAACGTAATAATGTATATTTTGTAACAGTAACTAAATAGTATATCGTTACTTTAGTTCTTTAAAATATGGGGATGACATGGCTTTGACATTATTCGAGAAGCTTTAGATTCAGCAACGGGTGATGACCTACATCAATCTTAGCCGACAACGCTGAGTACGCAATGGCTGCCTAATAGGTAAGTAGTGCACATCATGTAACTGAGTATACTTGTAGGTTGATTAGATGTAAAAGGAAGTAACAGTTTAGTTAGTATTTCTATTTCTCACGCGTGAAATTGAAAACCTGAAGATTAGTTATGAGTAAACCGAACAGTAATAAGGGAACTCTCTATTTTGGAATTGTTAGAAAACGATTATCCTATGCTGTAATAAAATCTATTGTCGATGTTTAATGGACGAGGGTTCGAGTCCCTCCGTCTCCACACGGTTTGATTGAATGATCAAATAAGATTAGTGGGTTACAGCTAATCAGGAAAGGTGAAAGTCCTTTATTCATATTGGTGGATGGGATACACGGTCCTTGAGTTGGTACCAACTCAAGGATTACTCTTAATAATACGTAACGCTAAACATTGGCGAACAGAATATAGAGCAAAGCGGTTCGAATCCGTAATATGAACCAACTATAAAGCAACTCACATTTAAAAGACCTTCCTTGATCAGTAGGTCTTTTTTGTTTATAAAGTTGAATAAATAATAAAAAACTATAGCACATGCGCCACATAAAACCGTATGGAGATAATAGCCAATCCTTTGGAATAACTAGAACTCTTAACTACGATGATCTAATAATGAATGAGTCTGCTATATTAAGCAGAATAGAGTCACTTATTCCAGAAAATGTTAGATTTGAGTTAGAAATTAAATTACTGTTAGAACAAGGATTTAGAGGAGTTGATAACTTTAATAGAAATTTATTACAAGGAAAGAATATATTACTTGAACAAGTGTCTGATATGTTCTCATCAATCCAGATGGATGAAATCACTACGTCTTATAAATCAATTGTAGACGAACTTAAATCTCCTAGATTAAACGAGGATGAATCAATTGAGAAGGTAGATCCGTCATCAGCTGATATTATAACTGACCCAAAGAAAGAAGCCTCATTGTTAGACGCAAATGTGTTAAAGAATATAGAATCAACAACCGATGTTCCTAAAGCAAAAGAAAATGCCGGCGGAATTCTAGGAATTCTTAAAAATCTAGCACTCTCATTAACTGAAGGTGGAGAACCTATAGGAATTATACACTTGATATTAGATATTATTGGATTAGTAGGAGATGGTATATTCGTCGTCACTGGAGTCCCAGTTGGACTTATTGCAGATATTCTTAACGGAGTTATATACTTAATTAGAGGAGCATCTGAAAGATCTGATGGAAAAGGAGGAGGAGATAAATTCTTACTAGCACTTGTATCATTTATTGCTGCGGCTATCCCATTTGGTGGAGATATCATGAAGGCTGTATTTAAAGGAACTAAAGCAGGTAGAGGTATTTTGGAAATATCTACACACTATGCTTCACCCGTTGTTAAGCGTGGATCTAAATATACATTAGGAACAGCAAAGATAACACCAGAGGCAGTTAACACTATTGCTAAAGCTGGACCTGAAACAATTAGTGGACTTGACAAAATAGCAAAATCGGCTGGCAAAGCAGTTCCACTTGTTGGTAACTTACTAGCTAAGTTCTTTAAAGGATTTTTAGCAAAAGTTACAGGATGGATGCCGCTCATTGGGAAACCATTAAAGAAATTCTTTGATTCAATTGGAAATATGTTTGAAACCTTTGAAAAGGGATCAGCTAAATTCGCAGCTGATGTACCTAAATTAATTGACATGGGACATATTAAAAATATGGATGATTTCTTTGCCGCCGCTGGACAAAGAGGTAGAAAGATAGTTACTCATGGAGACGAACTTAGAGTTCTTAATTCAAAGGGAGTAGTTATGTCATCGATGCCTGCTGTGCTATTAAAGTCAGGAGGAAACGTCACGGCTAGGTACGGAGATAATATGGCTAAATTCTTACAAGACGCATATGGTGGTACGGTGGGTAAGAAAGAAGTTGGCAATTTCGTCAAACAAAATAAACTTAACCTAGCTGACTTTTATAAGGGAATTGCACTTAACACTGAGCATGCAAGTAAAGCATATGAAGTAGCCCATCGAATAGGTGAAAGTGTATTTAGAATAAAGGGATATATGCCTTTATTTATTGGAAAGCAAATTATAAAGTTTGCAGATTCGTTTGGAGATCAATTATTATCAGATGGAGAGGTTAAAGCTATAGGATTAAAGTCGATACAACAGACTGTACAGTATGCAATTAATAAATATTTAAAGGATAATCCTGATGCATCTTATGTTGCTCCGATCTTGGGTGATAGGGATAAGAAATCAGGTAAAGTAATTAATGATACTTTACAGAAAAATGCAACTCACTTTGGATTACCAGATATTGGAGTAGTTGCCCACGCTTGGAATAACAGAAAAGATTCAGTTCCACCAGAAGTAGAGGAATTCTATAATATGGCATATGGTAAAGAAAAGATCGAGATTATCAGGAATATGGAAAACCGATTACAAAAAGGAATGGGAATGGATAAGACCAATAGCAGAGTATCTGAAAGTATATCACTTAAGCATATAACACCCTTCAGTAAATTTATTAGATAATAAAAAAGCCAGCTAAAAGCTGGCTTTATCATTTATATTAGTTACCTATTATTTCTTCTTCGTAAGTTTACCATACATAAGATCGATCTTTGGGTGTTCTCCAATATTTTCTCCAGTACAAGCTGACCACCATGTTGTGGCGATATCTTCAAGATTTCCTCCTAATTCATCTACTAGTATAGAATGTATTGTTCTACTTTCAGTTTCTAGATCGGCAAATGCAGTTTGTACTTTCTTAGCTGACCCAGGAGTAAGTGATGTAATAATAAGAGCAATTGCTAGCTCTTCTTTATTTGTAGTATTTCCCCATATCCCAGTACCTTCGCTTAATTCCCATATCATATTTGCTAAATTATCTTCACTTTTACCTACTAGATCCTCTAAGTATGCATTTGGGTCGGCAGTCATTGTATCGTACCATCCCATTACTTCTCCGGCAATTTCAAGTCCGTTACCATCGCCACTTACATCTCCATCTGCAACTACTGCTCCTGCTCCTGCTGCTAATTTAACAGCAGTAGTTGGAACTAGTTTAGCAAGAGAATTTGCTCCTAGTCCTCCAGCACGGCCTGCGTTCGCTACTAGATTTACAACATCAATTGCATATGGAGTTTTTGAACCTTTATCTATTAATTGAATTACTTTACCACTGTTTTTAAATCCATGAACAGTTGACGTAACTAAGACATTGCTCTTGTTCATATATGTTATAACCTTTCCTTTTGCAAATATTTTTTGAAATCTAGCTATTTGTACTGCAGGTTTAAGTCCTTGAAATGCCATTCTAAGTTTATTAATAATTCCCGTGGCCGATCCAAGTTTAGATGTTGTATGTACAAGTTTAGCTCCTGCTCCCACTCCCTTAAGAGATGCGCTTGCGAATGTTCCCATTCCTAATGTAGCTGCAGTTATTCCAATGTCTAATAGAATTGCACCGAGGTTAGTTCCTCTCTCCCAACTTGGATCAACTTTTTGTCTAAACATATTAAGTATTGCAGCTTCTGCTCTACCTGAATATTCAGTTTCTAGGAATTCAACTAAGCTTTCTCCTTTAGATTCACTAAACGTCTTGCTTAATTTGTTAAAGTATACTACTGGATCTATTGATCTTTCTCCGGCTATTTTACATAAAGCTCCAGCTATTCCCATTAAATCGTCATCTTGGGTTCCTGCATCTCCTGCATCTCCTGCTCCGACTAATGCGCCGATTGCATTTCCAACTGCTCCTAGTGCTCCTCCACCTTGGCCTGATCTCCATAGCAATTCTGCTGCTCGTTGGAAATCAACGCCGTCGTACATATGATCTTCATTCATCACCCACATATAAAACTTAGGTGATTTATCATCAGACTTATCTACTCTTACGTGAATAATATCTTTTTCCATAATTCCGAATTTCTTACCGGATATTTGAAGTTCAGTTGATGTTGTAGTTTCGCCATCATCTAAATCTAAGAATAAGTCACTTAACTTTTCTAAGAATGAGTCATTCTCAAGATACTGCCTAAGTCGTTCTTTCATGTCATCTGAAATAACAGCAACTTGCTCGTTAATTCTATGATCTGCGTATCTATTATATAAATCGTTACTTTGCATATCTATTAGTTCTTTTATTTTATATCCTTAATCTTTACTACGTTACCTATCCCACATTTTCTTAGTTCTTCCAACTGTTCCGGCCGTTCCAACTGTTCCAGCATCTGCGGTTTCTTCCCCTTCGTCTTCCACTTCAGACGGAAATATTTTATCCTCTGTTCCGTTATAATATAACATGTTCTTAAGATTTTCGCCGTTTAATTCGCTTGATCCATACTTGTCCTTATATTCACTGATTATCTTATTTAAATAATCATCATCGGTAAACATTCTAGTAAAGAATTTCTTGTCAGTTGGGTCTAATATCTCAGTATCAGTATATAGTGGTTCAGTGCTTGTAGTTCCGCTGTTATCCTCATCTGTAATCCATATCGGTATATTAACTTTCCAGGAAACTGTTCCACTTGGTTTTCTACCTCCGGATATAACGTTACAATCAATTGCTCCTTCGTTTTCTGTAAATTGACATAAGTATAATTTCTCATTTGATCTCATCTTATATCTGAACCTATCACCTGCCTGTCTGATAGTAATTGCAGTTCCTTCACCGTCACCTGTTTCTAAATTAATTGCATCGGTTGGATTCTCCGCAGTATCATCGGTTTTTACTTTTCCCTCCGTGTCCGTTATTACCCCTTTTATCTCGTCTCCCTTAGCATTCGATAATTGAGCGGTTGAAATAAATTCAGTATTAGGATCTAATCCTGCGATCAATGTTCTGTCTGTAACTGTAAACTGATATTTCTGAGTTCTAGATGTGTCCTTTAGTATTTTATAAACTAATACTTTTTTACCAAAGAAAGCTGTATCCATTTTACCGAACGTTTGAACTAATCCAAGTGATGCGTTTACGTAATTAAGTATTGAACTTGCTCCTAGTGAGGTAAGAGTTCCTTTGTTGTCATCGATTTGATCAACTACTGAATGTACAATTTTCATCATGAATTGTGCCTTATTTTGAACCTTATACACAATATTGATCTTTTTACCCTTTACCCAGATATGTTCTCTACCTCCGGTAGACCCGTGTCTTTCGTTTACTGAGCTCCAAGTTTTAAATGAATTAACCATTTTAAATAGGTTTTTTATTATTTATCTCACAATAAATAATAAAAATACGTATATACCTGTGAAATATAAGAACTTTAACCAATATAGCGAGCAGTATTCGAAGGATGCAAATACATTTATAAACAAGGTTGCAATCGCAACCAATGAAAACATCAACTTTCCATACTTCAATTACATTAAGAATCAATACGAGCTAAAGGAGAATTTAAATAAGATTCCAGTAATAGTAGCAGATGATTATTCATTTAAATCTAACGCACTATATGAATCAGAATTCACATATAATTTAAATAAAGCTCCAAATTTCAATATGGTAATTGAGGACTTTAGCGGCGCTAAGTTTATACCATCATATACGCGTGACATAAAGACAATTAAGAAATTAAAATTTCCAATTATAGCATATAATAAACTAGGTGAAGGAGTAGAGTATAAGACACTAGGAAAACTTAAAGCATCTGAGGGATTATACGAAAAGTTTAGAGAAAAGGTTATACCTAAAACTAAATTTAATATCCTATCATTTAAAGGGAAGCCTATCAGCATCGTGGAATCAATAAATAAATTTCCACTAGATGTAGACATGAATAGATTCGTACATATGAAAGAAGCAACTAAAATATCTGAGGAATTATACGAAAAGTACAATTTAGATTTTTATAATGTTGAATTACTTGAATCAGTTAAGGGCGGGTTATATTTAAATAACGTTAATAGAAAACTAGATTTGAATCCACATCAAGCGTTAACTGTATACGAGGCGGCCTACTCAGATTTCTATGATTCTAAACTTCCTAACTGGGTTAAAAATAAAATGATAACAGAGAGCATTAGTAAATATTACAAAACCAAGCTATATGATTCAATGTTAATAAAATCACGTCACACCTTAGATTATTCAAAATATAATTAACATGATTATAGTAAAGGTTAAAGGAAATAAAATAGAATATGCTCTTAAATCGTACCGTAAAAAACTTAAGGATATAGGAGTACATCAAGAACTTCGAGAACGAAAACGATTTAAGAAGAAGTCAGTTAAGAAAAGAGAAGAATTAAATAAAGCAGTATATAACAGAAAAAAGGATGAAGGTCAAGAATTTCAATAAATTTATAAATGAATCAGAGGATACCAAAAATGTAGCAGGTATCGCATTTGTATGGGACGGTAAGCTTTTACTAGTTCACCCAACTAACGCAAGTTGGCAACATAGTGCACTTGGAATTCCAAAAGGAGGAATCAAAGTAGGAGAAGATCCGTTAGACGCAGCAATTCGCGAAGTATTCGAGGAAACCGGAATAGAGGTGGACCCGTCGAAGCTAGATTCAGAGCCACACACTGTACCTCGTTTCAAAAAAGATGGCTCGATTGATTCCCAAATGATATACTTCATTATGAGAATAGACGATCCTTCTGACATAGGAATGATAGGTCATAAAATAGATAAAGAGAAATTACAACTAGAGGAAATAGATTGGGCAGGTTTTGTAAAAATCGAAGATGCGTATCCTAAGATACATAAATCACAGTTGATAATACTAGATCGAGTAAGATAAATAATATTAGTATGGAAATAGATTCGTTTGATAGTTGGCTAAATAATAGCAAAATGGCACATAACGCCATCGAAGAGGCAGTACCTGCGGATGTAGAAACATTTGGAGGATCCTTAGGAATAGACAATAAAGACGATCACTTACCGCTCGCATCTCCTAAGAAGGGGCCGATTGGAGATCTTACTAAATCGGCATATGCTAATATAAACGTTCCAACTAGATCTATTAAAAATGCAACCGGTACGATAACTGCAGCACAAAGAAAAGCAGGTAAATCAGAACCAAAGCCAGGAGGATTAGGATGTGTGGCAGCACTATCATTAATGTTCTATCGAGCAACTGGATATCCAATTATACCTGGAAAACCAATAATTCAATTAGGAACGGCAACGCTATGGGATCATTTATCCTCGGACAAAAAGAATTGGCAAATGATTAGAGATTGGAAAACCTCTTCTAAACCCGGTGATGTTATATTAACTGCGACTAATCCCGGTCATGGCCACGGTCATACTGGAATCATAGTTGATAACGGTAAGATAATATCGAATTCATCAAACGGAATGCCACCAAGCTCGGATAATACAGGACAAATAGAAATGAACTACAAGTTAAGTACTTGGAAAAATATCGAAAAAAACAATCCTCAGAAAACTGCTGCATTTAGGTATATCGGACCAATTAGAGAAGAATGGGATGGAGAAGCGATTGCTCAGCAGAAAGAAGCCGAAACTAAAGCCGAAACTAAAGTTAAGTCTAAATCTAAACTTAAGAGTCGTAGTAGTATTAAACACAGGAAGTATTATAGAATAAGATATAAAGATCAAAGGATAACTAAGATTGCTAAATATAACAAGTCTGAACATAAATTTGATTTATATAGTAAGAGACGAGATTTAATAGGAAGTATTAGAAAGACGGATGACGACAGAATAATTGAGGATGGTAATGATATTACCGGAACTGATATTGGAAATATATATGCTAGATTATTTAAGCTTGCTGAACAGGGAAAACCTATTTCAAGTAAGAAAACTAAGGACTTTATTACGGTTCCCTCTACTAAGAAAACTATTAAAAGTACAGGTGCATTCAATGTTCTACCGGGTAATTCATCAGAGGATCAGAAAGCAACTAAGGGAGCCCAAATTGCGACCAAGTTAATTGCAGACTTCTCATTAACTAAAGAACAAGCAGCAGGTTTTGCAGGAAACTTATGGGAAGAGAGTGGATTTTATCCAGCTAGAGTTCAACATAAACCAGGATCAGTAGTAAAACCGCTTGTAATTGACGGTAAGACTGGATATAGCTGGTCACAGTGGACTCATGATTCTAGACAGATATCACTTAAGAACCATGCTAAATCTAAATTTGGAGTTGATTTAACAGTTCAACCTGCAAATGATGATATTGCATATAGTTTTCTAGCTCATGAATTAAAAACTACACATAAGGGAGCTTTGAATAATTTACGTAAATCTACTGATGTTAAATCAGCGACTCATGTTATTCTAAATCAATATGAACAGCCGCATGATAGATCAGAGGCTGCTCTCAATAAACGAGCAAATCACGCTAATAGAGTTCTTGCCAAAATGGGAGGATCTGATTTAATGGCATAATCTAAAAACCTTCTTACTTCCCCTAGTATAATAATTCAAAATAAACAATTATTATGCAAGAGAATGAAACAAATGAAGTTGAGGCTGCTGAAAAAATAGTAGACGAAACGATAGAAGAAACAACAGATATACCTGAAGATACCGAGGAAGTAGCTGAAACTAAACCTGAGGTTAAATTATCTACAGAAGAACAAGCTTTTCAAGATCTACAAACTGAAAGAATGGGAACATTCAAAGTTGGAATGGGATATGTGGATGCGGTTTACTTCAGAAATCTATTAGATAAGTCTGGATACAAGGGACCACAACAAGCATACTTACTTATCGTTGCAAAATCTGAATTGTCAGGTGTAGCAGCAGGACTTAAGGATAATGATAGGAATAAGAGATATGAAGTTGATTTAAGTGCAGCATGTATTGAGTCACTTGGATTCTTCATGAATAACTACGAGGGCAAAGGATCAGATTCGGCAGGTAAATTATTTTCAGCAAGCATGCTACTTAGACCAGCTATGGGAATTATTAATAATCTAGATGAAAAATTAGCAGAAGCTAAGAAAACTCTTGAAGATTCGAATAAATAATAAAAAATCATTATTTAATCAATAGTAATGATAAATAATAAAAAATTATATTCGAAATGAAAGTAAAAGATTTTAAAGGATTTATGTCATCTAAATCAGGAAAATTAAACGAGCAATTCCAAGACGACCAAGAAGGAATGAGTTCAGGAGCAAATCCAGAAATGGCTGACCAAGCTGACCAAGAAGAAGTTTCTGATCAGGGGGAATTTTCTGATCAAGATGTTGAAGAAGAAGAAGAAGTAACAATGGACGATCTTAAGGCAATGATTGATGATCTTGAAGAAAGATTATCAGCATTAGAGCCAGACCAGGAGCCGGACCAAGAAGGTGAAGAAGGTGAAGAAGGTGAAGAAGTAGCTGATCAAGAAGAGGCTGATGTTGAAGAAGCATAATCTTAATTAACACTATCTAATTTTATATATTAAAAGGAGCGACGTAAGTTGTTCCTTTTTTTGTTAGATAAATAATCATATATGAAAACTCTTAAGTATATCAGACGAATAAATGAGGCACTAAGTGAGGTCAAAATTATTAGCGTGTCTGATCATACCGTTAAACTTATAAACCCTAACGGGAAAGAGGTTACAATTGAAGTAGAAGAGGATGGATCATATGAAGACTGGGTAGATCCTCCGTACGTAAAAGAAGTATCAGTACGCGGAGAAGATGATACTTATCAATATGGTATGACCGCTCAGACTGATGAACATGGTTCACATTTTGAAATAATGACTGAATATGATATAGATGTAAAAACATTAGTTGAAGTCAGACAAGAGGAAGAAGCTCGTCGAATAAAGAATCAAGAGTGGAAGGATGCAATGAATTTAAAAGCACAAAAGGACGCAGATGCCTTGAATATAGAAATAGAATCATCTGGATTATCTAAAGAAGATTATATACAGGAAAGTGCACTTCGAATGATGTTAGGTTCTCCTGATAATATTAGAAAACAAGAAGGAATTGATCCGAATGAAGATTACAGTATAGCACATGTTGTATATTATTCATATGACTCCGAAGACGGGAAGGTATCTGATGCTGATAACAAATATTATAAAGTTCCATCTATTGATATGGGAGATGATATGAAAGACCTTATGGGAATTGATAGTGATCCTGAGCAACTGCTAATTGATAAGGGAGCTATTGGATCTAACAGTGCATGGAATTTCGTAAAATTGATTGATAAATCAAGACTTCCTGATCCAAAAAAATATATCGAACGTGCGCCATACTTCGTCAACATCGAGAGATTTATAGATTATGCAACATAAAAGAACGACACATTTTCCATTATTCGAAGGATACTGTAGGAAAAACGCAATAGATAGTAAAGAAATAGTTGCTACTATTTCAGGAACCAAGGTTACACTAAAAGTGGCAGCTAATGAAGATACAAAAGCAAAAGGATACATGGGATCAGATGAGCCCATTAACAACGATGGAATGTTATTTGTATATGAAATGCCAGATGATTTAGGATTCTGGATGAAAAACGTATCATTTGCACTAGATATCATATTCTTTGACGATAAATTTAATTATATCAACCACCATACAATGGATCCATACGACGGAGAACAAGATTCAGAACTTCAAATTTATAAAAGCGATAAACCTGCGATGTACGCAGTAGAATTAAAATCCGGATGGGTAGAATCTAATACAAATGGATCAAATATAACATTAAAAATTTAAAATAGATATGATTAAGATACAAAACTTTAATGAATGGAAACGACTAAACGAATCAGATGAGTTAGATGACATCGATCTTAGCGGATACGATTTTAGTGATTTAGATGATGGAGACGAGGAAGTATTAGACACACTTGGAATAGGACCAAATACGAAACGTACACTTACTGAATTAAATAATTTAGATGATTATGCATATGGAACAAACGGGGTGCCTATATTAGATTTTTTAAAAGAGGTAAATCGCAACTATGATCATATTAGCTATACAATTATTACTAACGGAGATGATTTTGATAAAACCCCAGAACTTAAAAATGCAATTGAGTCGTTTATATTAAGTAAAAAGGTTAGTGATTTAGATCCAGTGATTGACCATATAAATTCAGATCCTGAATTAACATCAGAAGAAAATCAATATTACCAAGGTGAATCTTGGTTATTTGCTAAGTTATTAACTGCATTACATAGTGGAGTTGTAAATTTAACAGATACTATATATGCAATATATGTAGATTCTTTTTCAGATAATGATGAACCTGAAGATAAATGGTACGAATTTACATCTGAGCTTAAATCCGCTAAAGAAGCAGGGTCGATTAAACATCTTAGTATTACAGAAGATGAGATGTCAAGCGCATTTATAGTAATAAACAAACATTAAAATATAACGGACTCAGGACCGTCTATAGTTACACTATAGAAAAAACCCCGAAAGTAACGCTACCTTCGGGGTTTTTATTTTATCATGTTTTTAGTATAATAACCATATGAATATAAAAACAATACTTGACGAAATTGCAGCAGAACCTGGTTCTAATGCTAAAATGGACATCCTTAGAAAATATCAGGATAATGAACTTTTAAAGAAGGTAATGTATGCTGCTAAAAGTCCAAGAGTAAAATATTATATAAAGAAGCTTCCAATATATGAAACCGATAGCGGCCTTAATGGGGATTTAGATGGAGCAATTGAAGTGGGACTATCACGATTAAGTAGCAGAGAACTTACAGGAACTGCGGGAATTGATCATCTTAAATCTTTATTAGAAACATCATCTCCTGACGATGCTTATGTTCTAGAGCGAATTATCGATAAGGATCTTAAAATTGGAATGGGAACTTCCAACATCAACAAGATATTTCCAAAGCTTATCGAAAAGACTCCTTATATGGGAGCAAAAGCATTTAATGAAGGATTAGCAAGAGATATTATCGCTAATGGAATGGCATACTCTCAAATTAAAATGGATGGTAGATATTGTAATGCTATTATCGAAGACGGAGACGTTTATCTAGAATCAAGATCTGGTGAAGAAACATATCTACCAGGATCTAAGATTATGCATGACTTTAAAATGTTTGACGAAGATTGCGTAGTTAATGGAGAATTAACAATAAACGGAATTGACAGAAACGAAAGTAATGGAGTAATCAATTCAGCAATCAGTATTTCCAAAAAGATAAAGGACGGAGAACTTGCAACGAAAGACAAAGAACATTTACTTGAACGTCACAATATGACATACGAGCAAGTTCTAGCAAACATCGTATTTACAGCATGGGATATCATTGACTTAGCAGATTATAAAGCTAAAAAGAGTGATGTACCTTATAATGATAGATTACACCGTATCATGACATTTATTATAGAACATCAATATGATGATGCAATGGACTCTGTTAATACTGGAGGTATTGAAATTGTAGAACAGAAGATCATTACAACATATGCGGAAGCTATGGAACACTTCGTTGAAGCTCTTAATAGAGGATTAGAAGGAACTATACTTAAATCATTCGATGGTACGTGGAAGGATGGTAAGCCTAACTGGCAGATCAAAATGAAGTTGGAGATATCAACATCAATGAAGATCATTAAGTTCAACTACGGGACCGTCGGCAGCAAAAACGAGCATGTTATATCATCTCTTACGGTTGAATCATCAGATGGTAAAGTAGTAACTAAACCTAATGGGATCAAGGAGAAAGACATGAAATATATTACTGCCAACCAGGATACGTTAATGGGAGCAATAATTGAAATGAAATCTTGTGGATTATCTCACGATAGTAAAGGTAATTATTCAACGTTACACCCGGTATTCAAATACATTAGAACTGACAAAGAGACCGCCGATTCATTCGAGGAGATACAGGAAGTTGAAAATGCAGCAAAATCCTTATCTTAAAACAAAACCAATTATAATTTAAAAGTAAAAGAATTAAATTAAAAACAAATATATGAAGTATTACAATACCCAAGTGCAATTCGAAACAGTTAACGACCAGAACGGCAGAATCCAAAAGACTAAAGAAAATTATTTAGTAGAAGCATCAGATGTGTCAGATGCAGAAGATAAACTGAAGCTACATTTCAAAGACGGAATGTCAGACTTTTCAGTTATCAAAGTTCAGGAATCAAATATAATGGGAATAATTAAATAATATAGATATGAGTAGAATGCCTACGAAAGCAGCAGAAGACATTTATTCAGTTTTAGAAAAATATGCCGACGCAAGTACTCGATATTACGACAAAGAGGGATTTATATATAGCTTTGGCGTAGTTCCTAATCCACCTAAGAAATTTAGACTTAGATGTTTTGATAATAAACGAAGAACAGTTATTAAAGATGGAGATAATTATAGATTAGAAGGACAAGGTGCAACTAAAATCAATTCTTTAATTCAACAGATATTAGCTGACACTTCGCATACGAAAAAAATCGAAGATTTCGATGTCGTCGTATCGCACATTTAACGTACCATTTGAAAAAAGTCCTGAATTCGCAACTGAATTCTTTTACTTTTTTTCAGAATGCATAGATCAATTAGGATCAGAAACCGAAAAGTGGCCATCAAAGGTCACTTTTTGTGGTAGGATAGGAAAGGAACTTATTGATCTAATAGAAGATAAAGAATGGGATTTCAATAGATTTAATATAACGCATACGCAGTCACCTAGGAATATCATTGTTATCGAATATATTAAACCACTAGATCAAGTTGAAGAGCGTGGTCATCTTAAAGGAGATTCGTTACACGGTCAAACTATGGAAGGAATTCCAGGAGATCAAACAGCGGCTAAAATAGCAGATCATGCGATGAGTATGAATTTTAGAATAGAGAGAAAGATTCGACCTAAGCTTGAAATTGAATTAATACGCTAATTAAGCCCTCATTAGAGGGTTTTTTTGTTTATATTGAATGATAAATAATTAAAATTGACTATAAAATATTCTATCGACATGAAACTAAACAACTACCTTAAAGGATTTAACGATTACTCGACTTCACAGTCTATTAATGAAATGGCAAGTTCTCTTTCAAAATTAGGGGTTCCTAAAGATCTTATGCAATTTATTCACAAATTAAGTGGAAAGGTTACAAAAAGTAAAGAAGCTCAGAAGCAATGGAATCCAAGTACTAAAAAAATGGATACAGAGTTTTTTACTGACATAGAGCCACATGCTGCAAAGAAAGGTCCATGGCCAGGTACGGAAGATGTTCCATTATCACATGAAGCAGAAGTAATAGGTACTAAAACTGGTCGAAAAAATGTTCAACATTATTTAGAGCAAATAATTTCTAAAACTAAAGATACAGATACTAGATTAATATTAGCAACACCAAGTGTTGATTTTGTTTGTTATATTACTAGAAAACTTGGTAAACTTGGACCTGCTGGTAGAATTGAAAAATTTGGAGTAGATGATTTAGAAATAGCGAGAGCAGCTGGTCACTCTGAAAAAACAGGAATGTATTTAAGATATATTGCAATTGATGCGGATTCAGGTCAACCTGTTGGTAAATGGTGGGGAACAATTGGTCAAATCATTCAAGCTGGATATATTGCAGATGATTCAATATTATATATACTTGAAACTGAAGATAGTGTTAGAGGATCTAGAAAAACTAGATCTGATATTAAAACAGTTACTCCAGAAGCATTCGTTGAATATTTTGTAGATAATTTCTCAAAAATAGCAGGACCCATGCTTACTAAAAGCGGAGATAGGGCCAGATCTGAATATGCAAAAACAATGTCAGAGATTTCGCCGGATGATATGACAACTGAATATGGAGATTTAAAAGTAAATAATAAAGAAGCTAAAAAGAAAATTCAAGATCTTATTGGCTTAATCAACTCTTCTAAATTTGATGCGGATACTTTATTACCTAGATTAAATACATTCTTGGAATTAGCAATGAAAGAAGGAGAATATGAAGCAGCTGAGAGACATACAGATACTGCTGATTTAACAGACATGGTTAAAAAACATACTCAGCCTGTTGTTGCATCAATGTTCTTACAATATTTAGTACTTGGAAGAGTAGCTAAGAACTTCTATACAGACAATCCATTCGTTGAACTTGGACTAGACGATTTATTTTAAAATACAAAAAGAGAGGCAATTGCCTCTCTTTTTTTTGTTTATACTTCAGTATCGTTTCCTTTAACAGCTTTATATGCCTGATAAATTTACCACCGAATACATATTAACCTAAGTCTTATTCCGAAGATTTGTTTTTACCAGCAAACTTAGTAATACCATCAATTCCAAAAGAGCCTAGCACCATCCATACAAACGAGTTATATATAAACTCTTGGATTACAAGGTCTTTTCCAAAGTATCCCGTAACTAAATCTACAACGGCAAATAGAACCATTACTGCGAATGCCATGAAACCTACTATAGATTTCTCGTTCCAACTGTTGTCATTTTTAAATATGCTATAAAAGCATTGTAATTTCTTTCCCATCATCGTTATCGTTTTTATTATTTATTCGCGCATTCATGAGAAGTAGATAGATCGATCCTAGTACATCATTGTTTTAATATTAATATATTTAGTAGTATAATAAATATATAACCCCTAAACTAAACAAAATGAAAAAGTTACTTATCGCAATCTTAGTTATTATTTCTACTTCAACGTTCGCAACAGAACCAACTGATACTCTACGTATAAAAACACTAGATATGGAGTTCCTAGAGCAATTGGTAATTGAAGAAATTAGTAAGTATAGAGTTAATAGCGGAAAATCACCAATCGTTTGGGATAGCACGTTATCTTCTCAGTGTCGAGAATATTCAGAGAAACTAAAGCACGATTTTAAACACGATACTAATTCTCCATATCATGGAGAATGTATTAGTAATACCGGATATAATGCAGGATCTACTTACTTAAAAAACGCTAAGACTATAGTTAAAATTTGGCAAGATTCACCAGGACATAATTATATATTATTATTACCAAACTCAACTATGGGCGGAATGGGAATAGTATTAGAAGGTGGATTCGGTAACGGATTACTTAATACCTTTAGAATATCATACAATGATCTTAAACAATCAGATATTATATCATATTCAAGTGTAGCACTTTACTAAAACTAAAAGAAATGTCAAAAGCTAAGGAGTACCAAAAATCTATTAATAATTTAGTTTCCGATGGGTTTACTAAAGACGAGGCAACAGAGATTATTGATCGAGAATATTCACTACTATTCATTTATGATATTGATGTAGACAATGCTATTGCGTTGGATGTCGTAGCAACAGACGGAGGTCTTAGCAATAGCAATCGTACAACATGCGTCTAATTAGATACTAGGTCTAGGTGTACTGGATGGAACAGTGTAACTGCGTTTTCCTTTGCCTCCACCTATACTAGCTGCTCCCCATTGTAAACTTTGATCGTTGGTTATTACAATAGGTTGGGATCCGTGATATACGTTTAATGCTTTAACCTCAGCTGTGAATACATCATTATCTTTATACCACCATCTGATTCCTGATCCACCTTTTGTTACTGCACTGTAATTCTTAATTTCTACAAATGTTATCCATCCTCCAAACCTATTACTCCATGCTATTTTATTGTTAGCTTTTTCTGTCGGACCCACTGGGTCTTTAATTATCCTTGGAACGGCAGCAGGTGCTTTTTCAGCAGATGAATAAACTACATGGCTACGATCTTTAACACGTGACGCTGCCACCTTTTTAGCATCATGATTAGTAAACTCAGAAGGACTTGCGTTCCTCCTCGCATCTCCGAATATTTTTTCTGAAGCAGCTTTATGATACCATTTACCATTTTCTTTAAAATTCCAAACGGTTTTTCTACTTTCCTTAGCCCCATCATCTGGATTTAGCTCTATGTAATAATGGTAAGTTGGACCGGTCTTAGTTTCCTTTTCTACATTCTTAGATTTAAGTAATCCCTCAATCTTTGCTCTTACATATCGATTATCATCGCTGTTTTTATCATCACCAACATGGTCCTTTGCGGTAGCAACCTTGAAACTAAGCTCTACCATATCATCGGTTATCTTATTTGATATATCCTTACTCTTTAACATATTATTAATCTCATTAATTAATACTTCCTTAAGTTTAAGTCCACGATGTTCAGCTAAAAATTTATTACCATTTTCAACTCTATGTGTGCTTCGTGTGTTGCTATCACAATGTGCCCATTTATCTTTAAGTGTATCGTCTCCGAAATTATGATCTGCTTCTTCTATGTCCTTAGGAAGACATGTAGTTGCCATGGGAGCACTTGCACTTGATTCTATTGATATATTAAGTTCTGACAATTTCATACCATCGTCCATTGCCTTTTCTATATCAGATTTCATCTTATCAATTATATCTGTGTATACTTCCGGTTTTGGCGTTATCATATTATCAGGAAATACTCCCTCGAAATTATATACGCCATACTTAGATTCCTTAGTATATACAGTTTCCTGTTCAAATACTCTATTTTTCCATGTCTTAAAATTAAATATTTCTTGCATAATAGTCGCGTGATTTTTATTATTTATTCATAATATTGAGTAAAATTATAAGTACTCTAACTATTAAAACTATAATATGAGAGATTTTAGACCTACCGAAAGATACACACCTAATTCAAGTGGAATTGATAGATACATGGTAGAAGTTAATAGATATCCATTATTAACTCCAGCAGAAGAGCTTGAGGTAACTAAATTAACAGCAACGGGAGATAATGACGCAATTAATAAATTAATTGCATCTAATCTTCGATTCGTGATAAGTGTAGCTAAGCAATATTCAGGAGGGAGTACTTCTAAATTCCAAGATCTAATTAACGAAGGAAATACCGGATTAATAGATGCAGCTAGGGCATTTGACTACACTACTGGATTTAGATTTATATCATATGCAGTATGGAATATTAGAAAATACATGTTATTATACCTATCTGAGCATTCTCGCCAAATACGATTACCTCAAAATAAAGTAACTTCTATTTCTAAGATGAATCATATTGAATCTGAATTAACTAATGACCTAGGTCGCGACCCAACTGAAGATGAATTAATAGAAGCGTATTTAGAACAAGATAACGATGGGGTTTTAACTTCATCATCGGTTGAAATTAAAAAGAAACAGGCAATTGTTGACTCGATACGAGCAAATACAAAAGCATCTCCTTTGGAAGGAACTGGATCTGACGACAGTGACTTTATACCAGTTAATTTAATTAATGGCGATCCAGATGGAGCAGATCATATTGTTAAATCTGATGATTATAATAAATTAATAGCATCTTACTTGGATCAACTTACGCCCATCAATAGAGAAATAGTTAAGCGTAGACTTGGATTTGATACAGATATTCCAGAATCATTCTCAAAAATAGCATCGGATCTAGGAAGGAGCAGTGCCACTATACAGCGTAGGTACAAGTCAGCGATACGGAAATTAAGATTTAATGCTAGTAAAAAAACAGTTAATAGTGGTAGCTTTCTTTAAAATTTTACTGCGTAGATTAGACTTAGTAGAAGTACTTCTATTTTCTAGCTCATTATTCTTAATCGCCGCTATTTCACGCTTCATTGATGTACTTATTATATTCATTGTATGGTCAAGTGTTATATTCATTACGATTATTTATATTAAATATATACGATAATATTTAAAAAAGTTTATTAAAATTAGTAAAATAATACTATGAGAATTATTGAATCAGTCAGAATACGAGAAATGCAGACACTATGTATTGACATGGGAGATACTTATATCACCATAGTATACGCCGGAACTGTCGATATGAAGAAACAATTTATATGGAGTGCAATGGAAGTAACTGCAGGTGGAGCATCACTTTACAGTGAACTTTTTACACTTGACGAATTAAAAGAAAGAATTGACGATTTAATGTTAGGAGAACGAGAAGATTTTCCAGCAGTACAAGATTACCTAAAAAATAAATAGTATGATTATAACTAATTACAACGTACAGAAAGATTTATATGAATTTTTAAGTGCACCATTTAACATGGGAATAGACACAATAAATGGTCAAGTATATTTAACTCGTAAACTCAGCCCGAGTGAAGAAATGTTTTATCCATATGATAGAATAGAAGATGCAGCCGCTGATTATAAAACAATCCAATTTTTGTACATTGGAAATAATTACCCAGCTAAATGATTACAGACATTAGGGAACGACCGTATCACTTTGCATGTGCAATACTATTAATTTTATTTGTTGCTATATCATGGAAATATGGTAAACTTCGTATAGAATATATAAAAGCTGAAAAGCAAAAATTTGAATATCTCAAGGAAAACTGTAAACTTAAAGCAGAAATTGAGAATGGACGTGATTCTATGATAGAGTCTTTTTAAATTATAATTATGGAAGATAAGAAAACAGACGAGACAAAAGTAATGGAAGCGAACATGAATGATCACCTTAAAACTACTGCAGATTTTTTAAAGGAAACATTTGGAACCGACGGCGAAGTTACTACGACGGCAAAGGAATGCATAGTCATAGAGCAAGACGGATCAAAAACCTTTGGAATAACATTTGTATTAAATGATAGTGTTCGAGGTAAGTTCATGGTAACACTATCAAATCCAAAACAAATGAAAGATGATAAATAAAACAGCGAAGTAACTAATAAAAATAAATAGGATATAGTGAGGTCTAAGAAAGATAATGAAAACTATTTCAAAGAAGAGCGTATAAAGAAAGATGCTCAAATCGAATTATATAAAAAGCAGGATAAAGAGCTTATAGATAAAATGATATCAGATTATAAATGGTTTCATGCGTGGTCAACCGCATTTGTTGTCTCTGTTATCATTGCTATCTGTATAGTCATATATTCAAACCTAGCAGATAATCCATACTTACCATGATTATAAAAAGACTAAAAAAATTTAGCTTACCTAGAAACGTTAGACAAATTATAATACCAATACTTTTACTTAGTATAGTAGCAATAAATGTATACGACGTTTGGTATAAACCAGATCCATGGGAATTGCTGATGGATATTAATGAAAACAACTCAAGGATATTAGAATCAGGAGATCCTATACCGGGTCTTGATGATTTACATATTAAATATCGCGTCACTGCTATAAATAAAGTAAATGATGAAATCGTGAGTGTTTCGAATACAATAGATGTTAAACCATCGTTATATATTTACGTACCGAATGCATTCACACCGAACGAAGATGGTTTGAACGATACTTTTGGTGGCTTAGGTATCGGTGTAAAAAACTACCATCTAATCATTTATAACCGATGGGGTCAATTAGTATTTGAAACAGATAAACAATCAGATCAATGGGATGGCACATATGGTGGCAAACCTGCACCGATTGGTAGTTATGCTTATGCAATCGAGGTAAAAGGTTATTACGATAATGATTTTCATAAAGAAGGAACGATAAGCATAGTTAAAGTGTAACATGAGAGCATTTTTAATTTTTTTACGAATGCTTGGATTGGAAATAGAATGCTTATTATTAACAGGATACTCAACAGATGAAACACTTAAATAACGTATATTTGTTGTTATAAAATCGTAAAATTATGGATTATATGGACGAACTTAAAGGTAAGTTACCAAAGTTCAAAATAGTAGATAAACGTTTGGAACAATATGGAATGATTGTAGAAGCAAGACAATGGAGTGGAATGGAAACAATGTATGATGCTAAAATAAATGGTAAAATACACGCATTCCATATTGTTCAATTAGAAAGAACGCAATAATTTTAAATAAAAGAAAAAAGACAAAGATGAGTGAAGAATTAAAAAAATGGTTAGAAGATTATAGAATGAATCTATTGTCTTTAATGGCTCAAGATGATTACACTACCGGTAAGCTTGAT